GAATTTGATATGCTCCGAATGCCCTGTCTTCAGAGTCTCTTCAGCGTCCAGGGAGACACGTTCCGACTCCTCCGCGCCGAACATACATCGGAGGACATCAGTCCTCGCCAGCTGCAGGCGTTGCAGGCTCTCTCGCAGGATGACATCGACCGGACGCCGGAAGCGCTTGCGGAGCAGCTCTCGATTCCGCTTGCCGAAGCCCAGGAGCTCTTCGCAGAGATTGCCGAGCGCCTCGAAGACCTGAACCTCGAGAAGAGTCTCAAGGCCTATCCCAGCGTCAAGTTCTCCCCGAAGGAGGTCATCCTCAAGTTCGTCTCGAACCTCGACCGGACGCTGCAGTACGTGGACATCCTGCGGCATGTCCTCACGTCGGAGTCCGAGGACGTGGATGCTGTCTGTCCGAAGCGCATGGAGAAGGTCCAGGCCAAGGTCGCCATTCCGCAGCAGGAACTCGTCATTGCGGATGAGTTCGTGGCCGATGACGATTTCAATGCGCTGCTGGGGTTTGAGCCGGAAGCCGAAGGAGAAGCACCGACCGGTCCCGAAGAGCCTGCACCGGAAGGCGAGAGCAATGCAGCCGCTCCCAAGGCCCGCAAGGTCAAGGTAGCCTCTCGAGCTGTAGGAACCTACAATTATTTCAACAATCGACTCCAGAGCTTTGACCCGGAGACCTTCGACAAGTCCATCTTCCCGAGCAAGTGCGACAAGCCCCGACAGCCCATCGTCCTGACGCCCGCTGACAAGAGCCGCATCGGTCCGACGTATGATTTCTCCGGCGTCCCCGAGTCCGAGACGCTGGACCTAAATGACCCCGACGGAACCGCCATCTGTCCGCCGTACTGGTGCATGCGCGATGAGGTGCCCCTCCGGGAAGACCAGCTCGAAGTGGACGCAGAAGGAGCGGCCCATTGTCCCCTCTGCAAGGGCAAGGTGCGGACGTCGGATACGCTCGACACGATGGAATATCCGGTCATCAAACGTGATGCAGCCGCCAAGTTCCCCGACTACATCAAGCAGATTTCGACGCTGAACAAGCGCAAGATTCCCTGCTGCTTCCAGACTGCGCGAGCCTCTGCAGAAGTCCTGGCGCCCAAGGAAGAGATGACCTACGTTCTCGACGCGAGCACAGCCACTGTCCCGGGACTTCGCTTCTCGTACTTGACTCCGGAGCTCGCCGAGCAGCTCGGTGTCGAAACACATTACGGAACCAGCGTGAAGAAGGGGCGTCTGGGTGCAGGGGAGAAGGACATCTTCCGCGTGGGTCTGGGTCGGCCGTCAAAGTCTCTGCCCGCACTGCTGAACGACAAGACTCCCATTCTTCGCCCTCGCGACGCGAAGGACAATCTGCTGCAGTGCTCCTTCTTCCGCACCTGGAAAGGACGTGGAGCAGGGGATACGGAAATCGACCGCATTGTCTCGTCGGTGGATGCAGCCTACCAGGCTGGAGACCTGACCCTCCTGGACGAGCTCGAATATGTGACCTCCTTCCTTCAGTGCGAGGTCATCCGCGTCGACACAGCGTCGGGTCAGGTTGTCTGCGGCTTCTGGTCCGAATCCGTGGGAGCCTCGTCTCGTACCATTGCGGTTCTGGACACGACCGTCCTGGCGCAGGTCGAACGTGCCAAGGAAAAGAAAGGCTACAAGAGCGAATTCACAGCCGACCTTCGCAAGCCGATGTTCACCAAGACACTGCCTATCCTGCGAGACCGCCATGCACGCGCTTGCGCAACGAATATGCCTCTACTCGCTGATGCGGTCGCTGAACTCCAGGCCAAAGGCAAAGCGGACTACCAGGTCATCCTCGACCCGTTCAAGCGCATTCAGGCAGCCTTTGTTCCGGGCGAAGTCATCCTGCCGGTGCAGCCGACGGTGGGAACGCCGGACAAGGGTGTCCCGGTGCGCGCCGGCTACGCAGACATCCGAGACGAAGAACTCCCGAAGGGAGATGCCGCTCGGGCCTTTCTGGGCGATGTGAAGACCGCCATGTTCAAGGTCCGGTCGGATGTGGTTGACCTTTCAGGTCGGGTTGTCGAGCTCGAACTGGCCTCGGGATTCCGAGTGCCGATTCAGCCCGAAGAGGCGATGGACTTGCCGCCTCGAGAGGTGGTTCAGACGATTCGCAAGGACAAGGAAGAGAGTCTCGTGGATGCGCCGGTGAATGCAGCCGACAAGAAGCTTGCGGATGATGTATCCTACGCCTCAGAAATCTATGAGTTCTTGTTGTTCTCGCTCTCGAAAGACCTCCAGACCGACGACTATGCAGCTCTGCGAGCCTCCGTGGAGTCCAAATCCGCTACCCTCATGAAGGACCTGGAGAAGTGGTTCAAGACAGAAGCCTACGAAGATAGTACGAAGAGCCCGGTCGAGTTTGTGAACAAAGTCCGAACGCCCTGTGGTCAGTTCACGGACAAGGAGAAATGCAATTCGTCCAGTCTCTGTGGCTGGAAGACGGAAAAGAGCAAGGGTGTCTGCAAGATTCGAGTGAAGCCTGTGGTCGACAAGACCGAGGTTCTCAAACGAATGGTGAAGACGCTCCGCGAAAACGACAAACAGCGTGCGCTGGTTCTCGATGGGCGGATGTCGCCGTTTTTTAGCACGATTTTGTATTTAGAGTTGCCTCATGAATTGATTACCACCTCAATTTAAGCCTTCTGGAAGTGAACCTTGAGGAACTTCTGGAGGTTGAGGTAGGTGACCTCGGTCTTGTCGTCCACCTTGAGGAGCTTCGCGAGCGCGGCGTTGGGGAGGATGCGGCGCTTGAAGTTGGGGTCAAAGCAGTTGTGGCTCTTGACGTAGTCGGAGATGTACTTGGTGACCTGAGTCTGAGAGCGCTTAGAGCCCTTGGGGATGCTCATGAAGACGCAGAGCTCATCGGAGAGAGGGCGCTCAACGAGGAAGGCATTGTTCGCGCGGCGAGCCTCCCAAGCCTTGCGCTGCTCGGGGGTCATGTCCTCGGGGGAAATCTTGCGCTTCTTCTTGGAGTCACGCTGCTCCTTCTTGGCAGCCTTCGCGGCCTCCTGAGTCGCCTTCACGGCCTCGCGGACCTTGGCGGTGAACTCAGTGGAGAGCGCCTTGAGCTGCTCGGTGAGGGAGGCGAGGAGCGCCTCAGAGGACTGGGCAGGGGCCGCAACAGCGACGGCGGGAACGGTGGGGGCGGAGGTGGTGGGGACGGCAATCTCAGCCTTGGCGACAGTGACCTTGGCGGCCTTGGCGGCCTTGGGCTTGGACTCCTTGGCAGGAGCGGCGGGGGCAGGGGCAGGGGCGGGGGGAACAGCGCCGGGAGCAGTTGCAGTCTTCTTGGCCATCTTGTTTGCCTTAACGGAGGAGTTGGTGGTGGACATTCTGAACGCGGGATATGATTGTTACCTACGGCGGTCATGTAAATCGCTTCTCTTCGAAAAACTTACAGGCGAGACGAACGAAGAGAGTATGTACGGCATCGTTCTTGGATTCCCCCTCGTTAGTTTGCTCACACACTGGGCTTCGTCGACCTATACAGATTTCTACCCGCGCTTCACGACCAAGGAAAAGCATGAATGGGTCGGCTGGGTGAACACGATGACCTTCCAGGTCTATTTCGTCGGCACCCACCTCCTCGGTGGCTATTCTCCCGTCGATGCCGCGACTGCCTTTTTCCTCTACAACCTCTGGGACTCGTTGCATATCTCGGTCTACAAGCCGAACAACCTTATCTTCTTCCATCATGCGATGACAGCCGTAGGCGCATACATCGGCGCCTATCTCCTCCCCGAGACGGCAGCATCCTTTGCCCATGGAACGGCCATTCTCGAGTCTGCGAACATCTTGCTCTGTGTGTCGTGGCTCCTGAATCGTGCAGGTCAGAGCCATCACGTCTGGGCAAAAGGGATTGCAGGTGCCTCGCTGATTGTCTATTGCAGCAACCGCTGTCTCTGGTTCCCGTGGTATCTTCTTACGGGGGCGCCCTGGGTTGTGACGCTGGCGATGTTTCCGTTCGTTCCGATGAATCTCTACTGGTCCTGGAAGCTCGTGGGGTACTACCATCACATCCTCACGAAAGGAAAGCGGGAGGAGGACGTTTCGAATACCGAACGATGCCCCGAAGCTTCATCTTGTTCTCCCGATAGAAGCGGCGGTAGGACTCCACTGGGTTGCCGCCCTTGTACTCAACTGGCATCGCAAGACGAATCTCAGTAATGCCGACCTCAGGAAGTGCCGGCGGATGGGCGACTAGCCACTCGAGGTGGCGTTGGGTCTTGTGAATGCCGCCGTAGCGAAACGTAAACTCTTCGCACAGAGCGAGTCCGAGCTCGCAGAGCCAGCGATAGTTGGCTCCGGACTCTCGAGTCCAAATCGAACACGGGTGATTGACGTGGGTCTTGCGATAGGCCCCGTCATTTAACTTGGAGGGGTCGATGGCCCAGTGGGCGGAATACAGGAGTTGTGCCGTTTCGAGTATCATCTTGACGACATGCTTGTCGCAATGATACACCGCAGCCTTGCGGGCACAGAAGTCGAGGAAGAAGATGTTCATGGTGATGGTCAGAAGTCTGGCAGCAAGGAATCGGTTTTGTTAGCATCGGTAGAAGGCTGACAGGATGGAGAAAACCACGACGTACGGGTCTCGCGGAATCATGACCATGAGCAGCAACAGCATGGCCGCATGAAGCAAATATTGTTCGTTCGACGTCTCGGGTCGGGTCGTCATTCCTCTCCGGGCAAGTCGAAGCAAACGCTCTCGGTACATGTCTCGCTCTGGAAGAACGATGAGCAAGTCCTGGTGGAGAAGCACAAACATCGAGAGGAGCTCCGGGCGAGTAAAGGCACGAAACGACTGCGGACTGACATCAAGAAACCCATTGTCTCGAAACACCTGGGTGAGCAAATTCCACCGATACGTCATCAGCTGGTCAAACGTTCCTTTCTCGATTGGTATGGGACAGGTGCCGCGGAGGAGCCACCAGTAGGCTCGGAGTCGACGCCGTGTCTCGGCCGTCAGGGGAACCTTGGTGAACGGGTTCACGGGTTCAGGAGACCGAGACATCCAGGTCCAAAGACTCATGGCATCGAACCACCAGACCTTGCCGTTCTCCTCGAAGGCAAAATACTGCAGCGGATGCTGGCGCTGCTTTGACTCGCAGGTAAACACATCTTCGTCATTGGCGAGACCGACCCGGCGCAAGACTCCGGGTCCTGCCAGACTCAGACGTCTGCGAAGCAACCATCCCCGAACCAAGGCCTGAAGTTTAGGGACTTGGCTTGTCCGATGGAGCGAAGCCCAGAGCTGGGGAGACCGCATTCGAGCATGTCGCCCGCAAAGAGCATGTCCTTTAAGGGCCAGAGCGAGACATTGGTCATGTGACCCTTTCTTTCGGACCGAAGCACATCGGTTCATTGTATATGTCTTCGGCACAGAGTTCTTGAAAGTGGAAATATGCTGTCAAAACGGATTTACGGTTTGGCTACGCTATTCTAGCACACCCCAGCAGCAAGATGTCCACCAACGCAATCGTTCCTCAGAATACCCTCGATGTTTCCAAGGTCTCCTTCGGCGATGTCCGCATGAACAAGGCGGGCGGCAAGAGCATTCCCATCAAGTACAACGGTCAGAACCTCCAGATTCGTCTCGAGAAGGCGACGTATCCGATGGGAGTCAATGTGCGCGAGAATGAGAACGGAACCACCTACACGATGAGCCTCAGCCTCCGCAACTGCGACGCCTACGCCAAGGAGCGTGCCGGCGCCGAGGCGGGCAGCACCGGCACCCTCTACAACTTCCTCCTCGACCTCCAGGAGCAGGTCCTCCAGCACATGGCCAAGAACGCCAAGAAGGTGTTCGGCAAGGACCGCTCCCTCGAGGTTCTCCGGGACACCATGAAGGCCTTCCTCTCTCCCTCTGTGGAGAAGGTGAACGGCGAGTGGGTCCCGACGGGCAAGTATCCGCCCAGCCTCAAGATGAAGGTCCCTGTCTACGGCGGTGACGTCGCCATGGACGTGACGGACCACCAGGGCAAGCGTGTCGAGCTCGACCTCGACAACCTCACCGCAGTCTTCCCCAAGCGCTGCGAGGCCAGCATCGTCGTCTCGCCCAGCATCTACGTGACGGGCACTGGCTTCGGCGTCACCTGGCGCATCACCTTCGCCAAGGTCAGCCCTCCTCAGCGCCTCACGGCTGCCGACGTCTTCAAGGACGAGATTGAGGAGGAGTCTGCAGCGCCTCAGCAGACTGCTCAGCAGCAGGACGCTCCTCAGGAGGAGGCTCCAGTGGTCGAGCAGGAGGAGGTGTCGGTTCCTGTTGCGGCACCTCCCGCTCCTGTTCCTGCGACACCGGCTCCGAAGAGCCGTCGCGTGAAGGCTGCGGCGGTCTAAGCAAATCCCAGATGCGAGACGTAGGGGGCGGACGATACACAATCATATCCTCATCAATAAAAAACACCTTTTCCGTTGTGGGAAAGTCCAACGGCTCTGCAACCATTGTGCAGCCGGCCACAGGAGTCAAGGTGCGTTTTCCACAGGCCCGGCAGACCCAGACCTCGGGCCGAGACTTCACCATCTCCGGCGTAAAGATACGAGTCTCACCGGAAAGGCATTGTTCCAGGAACTTCAGGGGCGTGGTCCAGCCCTCGTTTACGAAGCGGTCGAACACATGCCGCGGGAGCCGTGACCAGATGTCCTCTCCCTTTTCCCATCCATCTTCCTGGAGGAACGTCCCAAAGTCCGTATCCTGAAACCAGAGAACCCGGAAGTCGGCCTGGTCGGATAGCGAGTGCTCAGAGAGACCGACCCGCTCAAGGTCTTCCGAATAGAGCCAGTACACAGTTGCGTGCGTATATCGAGGGTCACGTGAACCCCGATACACTTCGCGCCCATCGATTGTCCAGAGGTCCGACACGACATCCAGGTCGTGCTCGGTAATGTCCCGCGAGACATCGTCATAGTAGATACCGGGAACAAGCGCAGATTCCATTATGGTGTAGGTCGATTTGGTTGTGCTTAGTCAAACGAAACCTTGACGGTGACCGAGTGCAGGCAGACCGACTTGGTCGCACTGCGGCTCAGCTCGTGACGCTTGCGACGCTCGCCCTCCTTCGGGGCGATGGTCGTCGAGCACTCGTCCATGTCCTTCTGAACGTCGTCGTAATTCGCCTCGAGGTAATCGAGGACCTCATCCTGGAGAGCCCATTCGAAGAAGTTCAGCTGACCGACGGTCGTGTTCATCCCCATGAACTTGATGCGCCCCCAGCGACAGAACGGGTCGAACATCTTTTTGCTGTATGCCTTCAGATGCGCCTTGTAGGCAAGGTACACGATGACGTGGCGCCCAGACTTGGTCATGTAATTTACGTTGTGCTTCTTCGCATAGTTCGTCACAAGCCAGTCCAGAAGGCGCAAGCTCATCTTTGAGTTGCCTGTGATGATGTCACGGACACGAGACAGAATTGCCTCGTTGCCGTAGAACGTCGACAGGCGGTGTAGAACGAGCTGCTCCTTGCTCTGGATATCTTCCATAGGTGGACTGCGGTTGCTCATTGAAAATGGCTTACGAAAAAAGAGACAGAGAGTAAACATGGCAAACGAACCCTCAACCTTTGAAGCACGGATGTCTGCGTATGCGAAAGACCGGGAGGACCTGATGACTCCCCACAACTGTCAAGCTGCCTTTTCATGTTCCGAGTTTGGCGCAGACCTGAACGCAATCGAGCCGTTTATGTCTGAGTTTACGGGAATCGTGGACAAGATGAAGGACGAGCTTGCGAACGAGAAGCGCATCCTGGAAGGGACGGATGTTCCGGAGTATGTACCCTTCATCCAAAACGAACTTTCGCAGTCCGAGACCAAAGAAGACCAATGGAGGACGCTCTTACCGCATGGCTCCTCGACAATCGGCCGTATACACACCTCAACACCCGAATCAAACATTTCATCCTCTTCTGCCAAGCCCAACAGCCCGGTCTCGGATACACCTTCCTTCGCCGAACGGTCTTGTCCCTTGCAAACCGGCTCTTGCTTGGAGATGTCGGGCGTCTGTGGATGCGTGACCGATGCTACGAACGAGTGCTCCGAATGTACGGTGCCAACGACCAGCGAACCGACGCCTGGCACGCCAAACGAGACGGCATGATTACGGCCTCCGAGGTCTACCAGGTCTTGGGCTCCGAGGCCTCTCGCCGAGAGGTCATGATGCGCAAGCTCGAGCCTCGTGCGCAGGGAACTGGTCCGCCTATCGCCGCCCTGGCCTGGGGCACTCGCTTCGAGCCCGTGGCCAAGCGCCTCTACGAAGAGCGCACCGCCTGCAAGATTACGGATGTCTCGTGTGTCCAGCACCCGGTTCATTCTTTCTTGGGCGCCTCGCCTGATGGGCTCATCGTCCCAGACGGAGACGACCCGAAGCGGTACGGCCGCCTTGTCGAGTTCAAGTGCCCGATGAGTCGAGTGGAGAAGCCCGAGATTCCCCCAGGGTATGTCCACCAGATGCAGATGCAGATGGAGTGCACGGGCATCGACGAGTGCGAATATGTCGAGTTTCGCTTCAAGCAGGTGAACTACACCGAATGGAAGCGCAGCACACTGACCAAGGGCTTCTTCGCAGTCTACGACTCGGGCAAGGTGGTCTACGACGTCGAGTGCGACGATGAAGACTGCCAGATGATTTACTGGGTCCTCCAGTCGGTCAAGCAGGACTTTGTGCCCAAGGACCCGTCCTGGCTGGCAACGGTGTTTCCCAAGCTTCGGGAGTTCTGGGACGAGGTCCTGGAGCACCGCAAGAACGGGACTCGGCCGGAGGAGAAGAAACTTCCTGCGCTGGACTTGTAAGAATGAAGGTCTTGTATGTTGTCTTGGCGTGTGACGCCTACTATCCCACTCGATGCCAGTGGCAGAAGGAGACATGGCTCTCTCGGGTGAAACACCATGTCTTTTTAGGGTCTCGAATGCAGCCTGAGAAGAGCATGGTTGGATGGGACACGACCGACGACTACCACAGTTGCCCACTGAAATACATTCACTTCATGCGCAAGTTTGCTCTGGACGAGTACGACTGGGTCGTCTTCGTCGACGACGATACGTTCGTGTTTCCGGAGAGACTGGAAGGCTATCTGAGCACGCTCGACAGTGCGGCATGTCTCTACGTTGGGGCCATCTGCAACGATGGGTGGATTTTTATGTCAGGGGGTGCAGGATTTGCAGTCTCGAAGCCGCTGCTGGCCCGTCTTCACGAGTACACGCAATCGACCGACCTTGTCTCTCTGCATGTGTCCCACTACAGCGACCAGACCTTCGGTAAGTGGGTGCATGCTGTCGGTGGGGCGACGTTTGTGGAGGATTCACGCTTCCATGGCGACTACAAGCTTGCGTATGCGACCGACTGCTTCTCATGCCATTACGTCAAGCAGGAAGGCTTTTACGCACTCAATGCTCTTCTACCGCAATGAGCACGCTTGTCACTGCGTTC